ATATGCGGCTATGGAAGAAGCATACGATGCAGGCAAATGGGATTCATCAGGATATGGCGGAAACGCTTGGAAGACTGATGGAGATGCATTTGAAGTAGCGGCTAAGGAATATTTGTTCCTACTAAACTTTGGTATGTTTGAATACTCAAGTCTATGGGATGGTGGAAGCCTTGCTCCTGAATGGACAGACGATATGCGTACACAGTCTGGTATACAAACAAATAACCCATTAGGTTACGCATTACATAATACATATATTGCTCCTGTTATTAGTAAGCCTTCGTTGACAACAATTAGAAATATATTCCAAGACGGTGACGTAGGCGATCCGACAGTTGCAGGTCCATCAGGATATGTACCAGATTAATAAATACAGTAAGAGGTAAACAATGGCAATTAATTTTCCAGCAGACCCAAACAACGGTGATGCTTTTACAGAGGGCACTACAACTTGGCAGTACAATGGTACTGTTTGGAATATTGTAGGCGGCGCCGGCGGCATTGTAATACCTAATTCTTTTGGTACTATTGCTGTAGATGGACAAGATAGTGTAGTTGCAGATACTGCTTCCGGAACACTAACATTAGTTGCAGGATCTAACACAACTATTTCTACCAATGCAGATAATGATTCAGTAACAATTAGTTCATCAGTAGCAGGCGGTGGTGGTGAACCCAACCAAAATGCTTTTAAATATATCGCAGTTGCAGGTCAAACAACGGTTGAAGCAGATTTGGCAGAAGACACTCTAACACTTGTAGCTGGATCTAATATTACTCTTACTACAAATGCAGGTAGTGATAGCATTACAATTAACAGTACAGCAAGTGGCGGATCTTCTGCATTTCACGATTTAACTGATGTTCAAACAGCACAACTTGAAATACATGACATTTATGAACACTGTGCTGCAACTTATAGAGTTGATAATATTAGCACATCTGCTTATACATTCAACAGTCACTATACCGGAAACAATCCTACAATTTATGTACTATCAGGTACAACAGTAGCATTTGATTTGGACAATATTTCAGGACATCCATTTGAATTACAAGATAATACACTTGCTGCTTTAACTACTAACCTAGTTCATGTTAGCAGTACAGGCAATATAAGTTTAAATTCTGCAGCACAAGGAAAGTCAAGTGGCACATTGTATTGGAGAATACCTGAAAACATTACTAACAACACAAATTATGTATATCAATGTCAATCTCACTCAAGTATGTTTGGAACAATTACTATAAAAAGAATGTCAAATATATAATTACTTTATGTCTTTAATTAAATTTTCTAATTGATATCTAATATTTGTTAAATCTTTTAAATTTTCTTGTAGAATTGATGGCTGTATTTTTCCAGCATTTGCGGAATTATGGGTTTCGTCGATCATTTTAATTTGATATTTAAATTCGTCAACTAACTTTTGAAAATATGTTTTTCTTTTAGGATCTGTAACCTTTTCTACAGCTAAAGTAAAATTTTTTAAATCTTTTTTATATTTAAGAGAGTCTGAAATTTTCATTAATAACCTCCTTTATGAATTACTATAAATTTATCGTTGTCAAAATAACCATTATTAACCTCAGATAAACTACCTGGGGAAGTGCATTCTATAGCACATGGTACAAGAGGTTTTGCTGTAAACACAAATCCTTCTTTGGCTTCTTGTTGAAATAATTGCCCATTTGATGTATCTATCCATCTAAAAACAAATGATCCGTTATTTACAAACCAAGACTTTTCAGTTTTGTTATTAAACCAAAATTCTGTCTTAAAAGGTTTTTCAAAAACTAGTATTTTCCCGCCATAGGACTCTTGGGTAATCCATGTTATTTCATACCCATAATCAGTAGTGCTTACATTTTTATTTTCTTCCATTTTTATCCTACGTCTAAAAGAATATTTCCGCTAATTGACATGCGTATATCATTAGATTCGCTAAATGGGTATACACAATGAGTAAGTTTTGAAGGAAAAAATAAAAGTTCACCTTCATTTTCTTTACTTAAATTTATTGTTTTTATGCATTGGTTACCAATAATATTGGTATAAGTAAATTGAAAATTTCCTGCATATTTACTTTGCTTTATATCAGGCATTTTAATCCAAATGGTATAGCTATAAATTCCTTCATGTGTATGATTAGGAATAAATTGTCCTTGTTTTTGATGATTAATCCATTGATTATCTATTTTATAAGGTACATTGTTAGTTAATACTCCGATTCTACCTAATCCTGGAAAATCTTCTTCATATTTCATAACAATGTCTGCAATATATTTGTTTAATAATTGAGCAGTATCTTTTAATCTATAATGAATAGCCACTCCATCACCGGTTAGACCTGATTGAACATGTTCTCTGTCAGAACAGTTAATACATTCTTCTAACAACATTTGATATAGATCTTGCGGAATTTTTTCTCGATAAAATCCAAAATTTTCTAAATAGTTTTTCTGCATTTAAGTAATTAACTCGATTAATTTAAAAACTGTTTCTAATTTTGTTTGATTTGTTTTGTTTGTTAGTGTATTTCGTAACCCATGATGTAGTGGTTTCGGCCACTTAGTGAATGACACCCAAGAATAACCATCATGTTCGTCGTTTAACACAGGCAAAAATTCTTTATCCACAACACAAAGATATGTGTGAAATTGAAACTTACTATCATTAGAAATAAAAGTTTCTAAAGGTATAGTTTTTCTAATTTCAACTGAGCCAATTTCTTCTGTAATTTCTCTTTTTAAACTTTCCCAAGGCGTTTCTGCGCCTTCATTTGTGCCACCTACTAATCCCCAAAGGTTGTTTTGTTTACCTTTAGTTCTATGTAAAAACAAAAATCGGTTAGTATCAAGAGTGTAGAACAGAGCTCCACTACAAACAATCTTTTCCATACTAATAATTATGCTAGAATTTTAATCGCCAAGTGCCATTTGGATATTCACCTTCAAACGAAAGTATCCATTCTCCGCTGTCCCATTTATATTGTACACCTGTGTTAAGGTTAGTTGTATATGCTGTTCCGGAGTATTCGCTTGCATCAAATACAATAGTCCATTCAGTGCCCGACCATTCAACAATATCATTAGCACTAGCAATAAAATCAGTACCATCTGCGTTTTTCCAAGCATCGGCTCCGTCTTCATTAATTAAGTCTCCAATACTTTCATCTAATAAAAGTATACGAATGCCTTGTTGCTTTAAATTTACAGGACTTGTTTTAGTTGGATCAATAATATAGTGTATTTTATTAGCATCACCTAGTGAACTTGTAAACACAGTATCACTTGGTAGTGTATCAGCGTCCCAGTTTATAATAAGTTCAGAGTCATCTGTAGAATTAATTGCTACTGTACCACTTATTTCGGATGCTAGATCTTTTCTTTGCAATCTTAACTCAGTAATTCCACTCTCAAATGTTTCTGGAAATGCTTTTATATAAGCATCCCAAGATACACTGCCTACTACACCTTTTCTGATAATTTTCGCAGTTGTACCCATTACTAGTAGCTCATAATCCTTAAAAGTATTTGTAATTACAGTATCGGCATTTTCTTTAAACACACCACTATTATTATATTTTCTGTCAATTTCTCCGGTCGGAGTAATCGATACAGTTGTTTTAATGTCTGCGCTAGGAACACTATTATCAGCTCCTGCTTGCAGTTGCGGTCTACTTTCAGTAAGTTCAATAGTTCCTCTGCTTTCATCGTATATACTTTGTACAATAGAAGTAACAACACCCAAGCGTTTAACTTTACTAGGAGGACTAATATATATTGGTGTAGTGAATCCTAACTGTGCAACATCGATTTCGCTCTCTGTGCCCACTGGTATAGTTCTAGAACTAAATCCAATACTAGCTAAATTTACTACACTCAAACTAGTCCAGTCAACATAGTTATCTGTAGTTTGGATTTCTAAACTAGGATTAAACAACATTAATACTTGTTCCATTAACTGTAATTTCTGATCGGTATTAGTTGTCCATAAATCTACATTTACGCTAAGAGTATACGGTGTAGGCATCAATCTTTCTACTGTGTAATTTTTTCCTTCAGTGTTTAGATATTCTTTACCATCACTATCATACGCTCTTTCACGAATGTTAAGTTTATTAACATAACTACTATCTGCTAGCCTAGTAGTATCCATTTCAAGACCAGTAATATATACTGCCATGCGAGGCGCACTAGGTATTTTATTTTCTGAGTTGTCTCTCAGTATATGACCAACTTGACGAGTTATATCACCGTACATTACAGGAACTTCGACAATTTTTCCGTCGCCGTCTTTATAAGAAAAATTACTCATTAATCTTACAATTTGTGTAATATATCTGCGTATTTGCCCGTCATAGAAGTGTTGCATATTATCTACTCCATTTAATGGATATAAATTTAAAAATAGGAATAAAAATTAAACCAATGATACAGCCAAAGGCTGTTCCAAATGCTAAGTCCCAGCTTGCAGTAGTTGCTCCGCCCATAAAATCACTGACGGCATTACCAATGCCAGCTCCTATTACTGTTCCTATACCTTTTTGAAATGCTCGGGGTAAGTATTTTTCTATACTTAATCCTGTCATTGCGCCGAGGATCATTATGGCATTGTCTACTATGCCAAATATTATAAAATCTATCATTAATTGTCTGCCTTAGGTCTGAGTGCTTGTGAAAGACTTTGTCTTTCCTGCACAGTTTCTCCACCAATTTCGTCTGTATTTGTATTATTAACAAATGTACCTTTTTGATGGGTTCTTGTATTTGTGTTAGTCATTGTCATGCGCACACTATCTTCTTGTTTAACCCAGCGTGTGCCGTCATTTCTAAATAGTCTATTTGGCATAAAGTCTGTCCTTAAAAAGAAGTCGCCTTCAACACTGCCTGATGGAAATGTTATTCCATGTCCAAATGCTTCGCCGTTTCCTGGAATACCATCACCTAATAGATAACCTTGATATCCTTCTCGTGTAGGAGTTTGCATTACTCTATCAGCAAGTTCATTTTGAGTACTTGCATCTAATGAATTAGTGTCGACAGTAACAAGATCAACTTCACCAT